TCCTTTAAACAAGCAACCCCCTCCTTTCTCATTATTTCAACTTGTGTCCAATATTTGCCTGGATCAGTAGTAGCGTCAAAACTATAAAACTCCCAATTACCATCTACTTTGTAGGATAGTGTAATTTTATCATCAAATTTATTTGTAACCTCGTTGTTGGTTTTGCTATTTCTAACACCAACTATATTTAAATTGTAATCCCCTTTATCAAACCAATTATACCCTTTATCTTTTACTGCGTTTTCTATTAAATCTAATGTTAGTTTCATTATTCAAATTTACTTATTATTATACTATCTATTTTGGCTTGCACTTCTTGTTTTTTAACATTTAGCTGAAATAAAATGTTACCTGTAAAACGTGATATTTCAACACCATTGTTAATAACAACTAAAGTTGGTAGGACCTCTATATCGTATTTTTCTTGTAGTGTTGTACTAACTCCAATATCTGCTCTAACAGTATTGCAATCTTCCAAGTCTTTTAAAAAACTACAAGCATTTTTATCATTCCACTTCGCCCAAAACTCTACAACAACTATCCCGTTTATTTTTGTGTGCTTATTTAAAGCACTTTCAGTTGTAACAGTAGTTTGTGCTATGGTCTGTCCTACCAACAATAGTAATATGTATTTTAAAAATTTCATTTTAGTTCGTAAACTCTTTCCTCTATTTTTTCAACGGCACTTTCCATTTTGCCTAGTTTTTCTGCGTTTGATAAAACAGTTTTACTAATTAATTCCATTTTTAAATCCATCTCTGAACGTGATATTTCACTTTTAGGTAGTGTTTTTGCTAATTCTACTTCTGCTTTTAATGTAAAATATGTTGCTGAAAGAGATATAGCAAAGCCAACTACCATTATAATTGTTTTTAAATCAAGTGTAAATTCTGATTTTTCGTTTATCTTCATCTCTTACAAGGTCTATCAGCATAGCTTTGACCTAATATTAAAGCTACTACTACAATTAACATTGATTGCATTTTTGTTGCACTAATTCCTAAATCTTCTGAAAACATTATAAGCATTAGTATAGATAATCCATACCAAAATTTTCTACTGTTTATCATTTTATTTATTACGTTTTTCATATTTATTTTGTTTTAAAATTAATTTTTCCATTCTCTATATATAACCCTTTACGTCTATATATTTCTTTACCCTCAATATTATATATTTTATTTTCGTTTTTAGATTTGTTTAATATTTCTACAATAGCAGAATTATTACATGGCAAACCTGTAATACAATCTATATATTCAGTTACATTTATAGTATCTATTGTGTTTATATACAAAGTATCTATAACATCAACATATAAAGTATCAGTTATAAATATAGTATCTGCAATATTGTATATATCACAATCAGCTAAAGTTGTTGGTACTGCATCTTGCTCATCTGAACTGTCTTGACAATCTGACCAACCATCGTTAAGATAAAACAGATCATTTAAACCATTAGGCACACAACCATTAGGAGAATATTGTGTCCAATTAGATTCATCATCTCCACAATAAAAACCATTTTGCTCTACGCATAATTCACAATTTGATTGACTAAAACCAAAACTAAACACAAAAAATAATAACAATTTTTTCATAACTAAAATATTAAATAATTAAACCCTAATTTACATTCATAGATAGGTTTTTCCCAATACCTTAAATAAGTACCCTCTATAAATACCCCTAATGACTTTGTTATTTTCCAACCTGTAACAAGTCCTAAATCAACATCAATTGGTGCTTGTTCATAATCATAACTAAAATCATTTAATCCGTAGTGATATGGTAATACATTTATCCAACTTAACAACCAAAAGTCTTTACTGTACTTATAGTAAGACACCCCAAGCACTCCAGAAAGCTCATAAACGCTACCTAATGCGTCTATTTCGTTTTGATTATACTGAGCTATTGCTGAGCCAAAATAATGCTTAAAAAACTCATCGTTTGATGTTGCTAGTAATTCATCGTTTTTGTACCAATGCCAATCTCCATTAACAAACTGCCTTGAATAACCAAAGTCATTTGCTAAATCAAAAAATGTTTGCTGTCCTTTTTCCCAAGTTTCTGTAATAGGATTGTAGCCATAAACTCTATGACCTCTGCCTACTAGACCAAATGTAAAATCCCACCTACCTTTGTTTATTCTATATCTAGTATCAAATGATGTAAATTGTAAATCTCTAGCTTCATCATTTTTTATTTGTGCTTTTGTAACAGTTTTATTACCTAAATATCTAATCCAAAAATCTTGATTAGTAAATTTTTCAGAACGATGACGTATAAAAGCGTAATTAAATAAATACTCCCACCCAATATTATTAGAGATAGTAGTATTATCGCTATAACTTTGCTCATCAGAACCCGTATACCAAGTCCGTTTTTTCTGTTCAAAGTCGTATCTTGCAACCTTTCTAATCCCAATTTGGAAAGAATAGTCATAAGGATTGATTTGTGTAATTTCTTCATAACCTCTGTTTATTGCTCTATAGTCTTGATCTTCTACCATACTTGTATTAATATTCATAGAAGTATAGATAGTTGCATATTTAAAAAATTGTCCTTTACAAGTTGCTACACCAAAAACAAGCATTATTAGTAAAGCATATATATATTTAGATGTTTCCATTATGCTAATTTTATTATTTGATATGTTATATATACATCTGCACCAAAATTACCACCAAAATTTGCACTAGAATATAAATAAAAAGGCAAATTATCTATCGTTGCAGTATTGGTATATACATTTCCGTTTTTAGTAAAAACAAAAGTATTATTTGTGCTTATATTTTGCATAAACTTAGATTTTGCATAAACATAATTAGATGTAGTATTATTAAGATAACCTGCTAATAATGTTGGAAAAGCAGGATTCGGACCTGTTATACCTGTAACAACAACAACTAGATTTAAAGGCACTATTGCATAACCACTACCTGGAGCTGATACTAATGTTTTAAATTTACCTGCATTACCCGTAGCGTCCATAGCACTAAATTCTCCTGATGATACTGTAATTTTATCAGTTTGTATTACAAATTTAGAATCTAATTTTTTACTTGTTCCCGCACTACTACCTGTAGTATCTGAAACATCTACAACCATATACAAGTCGCCTGATCCCGTGTGGTTATTTAGAGCCGTTTTGTCTGTTAGTCTTTGTCCTGCCATTTTTCTTTAAATAAGTTTTTAATTTAGTTATGTTTTTTTGTCTTTCCTTGACTTTTTGTTTAGTAATCATATTAACAACATATAGTTATATCTGCTCCTTGTAAAAAAGATTTAGCTTTATTACTAAGTGGAGCTGTATCAAGATTTAATCCCGCATAATAGTTTTGCGTTGTAGGTGTTAAATCTGATCCTGTGTTAGTAGAATACTCAGGAAAGCTAGATGTATTGTTTTGTATATAGTCAATCAGACGTTCTCTATAAAACTCTCCTTGATCCATACTAGCATTTATAAGAGGTTTTAAATCTTCGTGTGCTACACTAGAGCCTTGTTCACTTGACATTGTTACAATACTATTATTTACCATTCTTAAACGTAAAAAAGGCAAAACAGTAGCAAAAGCAAACTGCACTAATGCAGGTTGTATATAAGTCTGTAAAAGTGTTAAGTAATTACCTGTTAAACTACTACCTTGTATATCTGAAATTAGCTTATTTGTTAAATCAGTTCCTAGTATTGGAAGTATATATCTATCTTGAGCCATAAGAATATATGGTAAAAGTAAATTGTCATCTACTGAACCGCCCAAAGCACTATCTTTTTTTAATCTGTCTGTACTTATAAATAATGTATGTTGTATTGCCATATTTTAATTTTATTTTGCTCCTGGATATGCTCCTTGATTAGGCATATTTACAGGTGCTATTTTACTATCTTTTAAACCTTTTGGATTCCTTACATAACTTTTAGGAATACTATTTACTTTGTTATAATCATTATCTAAACTTTGTCCATTCTTTAATTCAGTACCCTCTTTTAGTCTATATAATATCTCTTTCCACTTGTGCCTACAATAAATCCCACCTTTAAATTTAAATAAATCATATTTTCTACCTTTATGACCTAATTGTCTATTAACTCCTGCTTGACTTGCTTTATCAATATCTTCTATTCTCCAAACAAAACCACCTCTGCTTAACCTCATCATATTTTCGCAAAAAGGTCTGCTCTTTCCTGTTTTTTTTGCTTTTGTAGAGCCAACTGCATATTTAAATCTAACTCTATATATAGACTTATCTAAATAACTAAATTTATCTTCATCAGATTTTATTTCATTAACTGCAAAATTCTCTTTTTTTTGTATAAGTCTATCTGCCCACTGTTCGTAACTTTCTTCACTTCCATAATCTCTTTCCTCAACAATTTCCCACTTTTCGTTGTTTATTTTTTGACCATCTAAATTTTCTAATACTTCGTTAAAACCCTCGTCAGATAATTCAGTTAATTCCTCTTCTACATTCTCTATTTCTTGAACTTTTTTTTTTGCGAATGATTGACCTGCGTCACCACCCCACAATGCCCAAGCTATACGTCCTCTTGATGGAAAACCTTTTTCTCCAGGTTCAAATCCCTCTCCTTGTTTGCTGCTTTTTTCGTGTCTAGAAAAAAAACTATTCATTCTTTTAATCGTGTCTAAACTAAGATTTTGACCATTAACTATTGACCTTGCACGTGCAACTGCAACCATAGTCCCCCCTCTTTTGTGTTCTTTTCTCCACGCAAGACCTTTTTTTGCTTCTTCTACCATTCCTTTTGTAGGTTTAGTATCTATATCTTTTAACGCTTTAAACTCTTTTTTTATTGGTTCATTGTTATCAGTATCTATTCCCTCTTTTTCTTGTTCAGCTTCGTCTAATTTACCAACATTACTAATATCTATGAAATCAGCAGGTTTAAGCGTTTTAAAGTATAAATCAAGTTCTATACCGTTTGCGTGTAATATTGGCTCTAAACCCTCTAAAAGCGTGTTTTGGAACACTTTGATTACTGTATTGTGAAATAAACTATAGGAATCTCGTAATTCATCAGCATTATTACCAAAGCCTGAACCATCTCCTTTTACTCCAAACAATAAAGGACTTGTAACCCTGTGTCCTGTCAATACCTTTCTAGTTGTTTCAGTAGATAAAAATTGGTAGCTATCAGAATTATCATTAGCATTAATAGGTACTATTTCAGGTGCTGTGTCTTTACCATCATTAAACGTTAATAGTATTTTACCTGCATTACCTGAACCACCAAACTTTGCATTTATTTGTCTTTCTATAGTTCTTCTTTCTTCCCTTGTTGGTATTCCGTTTGACATATTTATAGCCATAGACGGAAACATACCACTTTTTATATTAGATAAATGAAATTGTGCAATCTCCATATCTAATTGTATGTAGCTAGTAGAACCCTGATAGTCAGGAGTTGCATAGTAGTAAGATCCAGGACTATAATCTTTTATACATAAAACTTGATTTGCATCTGTTCTGTCTTTTAAGTCAAATGCTTTGTAGTATCTAGGTTTGTGTTTTCTTGTATTTTCCCAATCAGCACTATAATAATACTCATTTACTTTACCATAAGCATCAGCTTTACCGCTTCTTATATATTGAGCAGGTATATGCCTAACCTCTACTATCTTTGTTCTAGGTCTGTTCCATATAGTATTAACATAGCACATTCCAAATAGCTTTAAATCAAATGCTAAACATTTTAACGTATCTTTAGGCGAATTATGTAACAAAGTGTTTAAGGCTAACCAACTACCTTTTTTATTATCGTCATCTTCTCTATCAGTAGCATCTAAACCCTCGCCATAAATCATACTACTAACACCTTTTATAATAGCGTTATTAATACTACTGCCATTGTATAGTTCTAGTAAGTATTGAGGATATAAATTATCTGATCCAAATTGAATCCAATCTTTATTGTTTACTTCTGTAATTGTAGGCAGATTATATTCTGCTAAATGTATTACTGATATATTGTCTTTTTTCTTATGCTGTTTGCGTTCCATATTCCACGTTAGTATTTGTTGTTGATGTACTGACATCATTATTGCTATATTCTGTGTAACTACTTACAGGTGCTTGATTATAGTTATCGTCATATTGTCTTTCTAAATTTAGTTGTGTAGTCCAATCAATCTTAGTTGCATTTGCTACATCTAAGTTTGTTGTAGATGTTTGATAATAAAAATTTACATTATAAATTTCTTGTGATGGTAAAAAAATATTACCTGTTCTTCTAGCACTTTCTACATCAAAAACACCACTAAAAGATGAATTGTAAAAATTAAATTTTACCCTCCAATATCTATTGTTTCTTGTGCCTGTTCCCTCTTGAGCAATACCTGTTCTTACCCAATTTGTGTTTTGACCTCTAAATTCACAAAGAATATGATTAGTATAAGGAGATGAGCCTGCATCTAGTCCTGTTATAGATGTTATATTAGGATACATATTAACAGTAATTTGGAATAAAGCTGATGATAAATTAAAATTACCTTGATACATATTCTTTAACTATTTTTGTGTAATATTCTTCTGCTAGTTCTTGTTTTTCTTCTTTTGTATTTAGTTTTGATTTTTTTTCTAAATACTCATTTGCTATATCTTCGTGTAAAATAATTTCTTTAATCATTATTACCACCTATAAAGTCTAAATCATCTTCTATTTCTACCTTTTTTGTTTTTACTTTCTTCTTTTTAGATTTAGATTCGTTTGTAAAATATTTATCTTTTACGTCATCACTTAAATTTTCTATTTGATGTTGTAGTAATTGACCATAAGCCAAATTCATATTTGTTGGTTTATAGTCTTTGTATTCGTCTTTTACTTTCCAAGCCATAATATAGTTTATTATAAATATAAAAGTCATTATATTGTTCACAACTTGTATATTTTATTAAAAATATTTTATGTTTTTCTTTGTAGTATTAAATTTTTTTTATATATTGTATTATAATTGATAGCGTAATTGTCGTAGACTAGCTATTAAGAAAGTGATATAGCGTAATTGTCGTAGACTAGCTAGAAAAAAAGGGAGCAAATTAGCTCCCTTTCTTTTTTGAGTAACGATTTATTAATTATGTTCCTACTGCAATATTTAAAGCAGCTTCATCACTTAATCCATCAAATGGATATTTAGCAGTTCCACCACCTGCTGTTGCAGGAAGCCAAATCATAGGATCTTTTTCTTCTGCTCTAAGTTCTAAAGTAAAACCTGTCATATCTCCTTTTGCAGCACCACTAACAGCAGTACCACCTGAAACATCACAACCATTATCCATACCTAACAAAAATACATTATCGTTATTGTCTAAGACAAAGACTTGACTTCTATTGTAAGAAATCAATTTAAGCTCATTAGTTTGAGCTACTGATAATTTTTGTAGAGTAATAGAAAGAGTTTGTTCAAAGAATGTAGTACCCGTTGCAGGATCACTATTAACATTTACTGTCATAGATGAAAGATTAGGTCTTAAATCATACTGAAAAACATTTACAGTAGAACCACCGTAAATATCCCAATTAGTAAAACCTGCCGTGTCCATTTGTAAAGCATTAGTACCATTAAATGTAGCACTTGCTCTTATGTCAGAACAATAGGATTGCGTAAAGAAGATTTTTTTCAGTCCACCTATTTGATCTTTACAGTCAACCAATAAACCTCGTGTTAAGTTACAAGCCATGTTTATTTATTTTATATTATTAATACTCTTTTAAAAAAAAGGAGTGGTATTTCACACCCCTAATTTAATTCAATTTAGAATGTTACACCAACAACTCCGTCAGTTCCGATTGCTGTTTGAACACCAATACCAAAGTTCATTACAATTCTAACATTGTCAGAACCATCATATTGATATGTAGGTATTAATTGTGCTTCAGTTAGATCAGTACCTAAGTTTGTTCCAAATACTAAATTATCTTTGTATGTTGCAACTATGCAATCATCAGGCATTCCTGGACATCTATAAATTGGATGCCCTAAATAAGACAGTCCTTCAGGATTTAATGTTAAACCTAACATATTAATACCTTGTCCTGTTGCAGTACCCGCTAAGAATTGTGAATAGAAGCTAAACATTTTGTTATTCATATAGAATCCAAATCCCTCTTTAAATTCTAATCCCGGGTGGCTACCTACAACAGTATCATAAACTGCTTTTAAAGCGTCATCTATATTAGTAGCGTCAGTTGCAGTACCAACACCATTCATTGTAACTTGTGTAAAGTCTGCTGTTGCAGAAGCATTAAGACCTAATTGGTCAAATACTCCATCATCAGAAACAAAACCCGCTCCAAATATTCCTGAAGAATCTCCTACCCAAATACCATTTTCAATTTGTGCTGATGCTTGACCTGCAACAACCTCAATTAAGAAATCAGAAAAGTTATTAGGTAAATCTCCGTTTTGTGTCATATTTTTACCAACCCAAGTAGGATAAACAGTTTTTCGGCATACCTCACGATTTACTTTTAAATCAGTGACAGTTAATACTCTTTCCCCTAATGTAGTTGTACCACCATCAGAAAAAGAACAACCTGCTGCAACAATAGGATCAGATGTTACTAAACTACTGATTACTGCTTTGCTTGTTAATCCGTCCATTATTCTAACATAACCTTTAGCTACTGTGTCATTAGACTTTACAGCAGCAGTTACATAAGGCAATGCTTGTTCACCTGCATAAGTAGTTGCAGGATTTATATCAATATCAAAATTATATTGCTTATTTAATTCATTTAATTTCGCCATTTTTTATTATTTTATTTGTTATTAATGTAATATGCTGCTCTTTCTCTTGCAGACATTGTAGCTAAATCAATATTTTTTACTGATTTAGTTTGATTTTCAGGGTTATGAGTAAATCCCTCAGCACCTGGAGTTTTTTCTAGTTCAACTATTTGAGATTTTAATTCCTCAACTTCTTCTACTAATGAAGAAATCATATCCTTAGACATCTCAACCATTTCTTCTTCTTTTACTTCTTCTTTATCTTCTTTAACTTCCTCTACTTCTTCTGACATTTCTTCTTTTTTCTCATAAGCCATTTCTTTAACTTTTTTAGCCATTTCTTTAGCTTTATCTTTACTAACGTGATCAGGTGTGTGATCAAATATTGCTTTAGATAATTCTTCCTCATCTATTTCTTCCATTTCTTTTTCTTCTTCTTCTTGCATTTCCTCTTTTTCTTCTTCATTTTCTACTTCTTCTGCTGCTTTATCTTCGCCCATATCTAGTATCTTTGATTCCTCATCAATTGTTAGCTTTAATCCATCAGACATAGTATAAGTACCTGCTGCTAAAGGGGAAGTTTCTCCGTCATCTCCAACAACCATTACAACAGAACCAATCATAAACTGATCATCTTCTGTTGCTAATACTCTACCATCATCTAAAATCATTTCAGCATACATTTTAGTTTCTTTGCTTTCCTCTTTTGATAATAAGAGTTTTTTGATTTTTTCTATTGTAGTCATTGTTACTTTTTTTTTATAAATATTAAACTTAAATAATTGTTCACAGGACTACCTATTTACAGTCCTATTTTTTATGGAAGAACATACTTTATTAGCAACTTTTTTGTTACCGTATTGTTTTACCATATCTCTTATACATTGTTCCCAAGAATACTTAGCTAATGCTTGATTGTTTACAAAGTCTGCATATTCAACATACTTGTATTTTTTCTTATATTTTTTACGTTTCTTTCCTAATTCATTTTCTGTATATTCTACCTTAGTGCTATCTTCGTGTGTTTCACAAGCCATATATCTAACAACACCATTTACTCTATGAGTATGAAAGCCTGTGCAACCTTTAAACATTTCTGCATATATCTTAGCTTCTTCTTTAGTAGCAAATAATGGTTCGCCATCTAATGTACCTACTACTGACAATTCGTTTTCTAGTATAATATCTCTAATCTTTCCTAATGTAACCTCATCAGGACAGTCAGTACATTTTTCAGCTAAATCTATAATATCTTTAGGTCTTGACGCTTCAATTACTCTATCTGTAAAAAACCCCTCTATACTAAATCCTCTAACTTTGCCCTCTTTTACACTATTCCATATTTCATCGTTATTTACTTTCATTTTTACAAACCAAGTTCCAATTGGAAGTTTATTAAAACCATAAGTATTTGATTTGTCATTTTTTTTATCTTCTTTAATCCAACTTTCTACAACTGTCATTCCCTTAACAGGTACTTTATGCTCATAAGTAGCACTATTGTTTCTTAGACTTGACATAAATAACTCTTGAGCTTTTTTTATAGTATCTTCTGTAAAAAAAACTGTGTACTTTTCGTCTGCTTCCTGATCGTAACGTGGGATTTCTTTATTAGGTATTAAAACAGCTCCCACTAAAGTTTTTTGTTCTTCATCTAATTTAGCTAAAGTTAAGAATTGGTCTTGATTAAAAAAAACCCAATCCGATTCTATCGCAGGAAATTCAACTAAGCTAATTGCTTCAACC